TGCCTTTTTCAGCCAAAGTAATTCAAGGGCTTCTGGAAGTACAACTTTATCTTCAAAAGATGATTCAAAACTATCAAAAACCTCTTGTGCTGTTGTATTCATCATAAGCACCTTCTTTCTTGGTTTTTAATTAACAGGGAATCCAGTATATTTTTGAGCAAATACAATTTTGGCATAATCGTTCAATCGAAGTTTCTTGATTGTTTCGATTAAGGCATATTTTTCTGCCCTTGTGCGAATATTTTCTCTTACAGCATTTTCATAATCTGCTTGCTTCATCGCAAACAAATCAATAACCAACTGCTCCGTGAAAATCTTTTGTGGTCTGCCATCTTCCTCAAAACCAACCCATCTACGAGTTGCTTCATCGTCAATATAAATTGTAGCGTGGCTTCCAATTCCATCGAATCCCACAAAAAGAACCTTGTTATCATTTACCTGTGCAATAATTTCATTGCGAGATAATCTTGTCTGACCATTGGCAACGATGAGAACGTCGCCCTCACCATCCTGCAACCTCTTAAATGTAACATTCCAACCTGCAAGATTTTTAATAGTTACCTTCGCATCAAGGTTTAAATCTTCCTCAATAACCGTAGGAGTAGGGGACGGAGTTGCAGTAGCAACAGTAGTTACCTTGTTTAACTCATTGTCGGTTTTTTGAGTATTCGTTTTTGCCGCAGTAGTTTTACTTGCGGTAGACTTTCTTTCTGCCATATTTCAATACCTCGTTTCAATTATCATTAAGTTTGATTTCAACTAATTGTGTGTATAATCTCTTTGTATAATTTAATTATTTCGTCTAATCTATCAGATTTTCTAAATACCCAATAGCGATTGCCACTCACGGTATTTACTTTGGAAATATAACATTTTTCTGAAAATGCTGATAGGAAATGAAATAAGCGCAAAGAATAGCAATAAAAATTTTCGCTTCGTTTATCCATTTGACTTCTCCTGCGTTATTCAATATTTTCTATAAATTTAAAAGAGTGGCACTCCGATTGGAATGCCACTCTTTAATTATTTATTCAGTTTTGGAGATTAGTCCAAGCCACCAATCTGGCTATCATAGATAGTTCCGATTTTGTGTTCCTGACCCTTTGCAACGTCGCAGCCAACTTCAAGGTCGAAGCGAGTTTCAATCTTACCAGTCTTAACATTGTTGCCGGTGAAACTTGTAAGACCACCACGAGTGTAAGTAGCGATAGGAGACTTTGCACCAGCAGGAATAACAAAGCCAAGACCAGCAGGAAGCAGAGTCTTGAAGTTTGTGCCATCCTCATTCAACTCATACTCGTTATAAGGATTAGGCATCTCGGCAAGAATAGCACCATTATACATAGAAATAGCACCAGTCTGCGCAATTTCGTTCATAGCCTTCTCGGAAATACCTGTAATAGTGTTGGAATTGATATTACCAACATAACCAGCCCAAGGAGTGAACTGTGAAATCAATGCGTAGTCACCCACAACAGTAGGCTTACCATTTCTACGAACATTGTTGATGATGGCATCAGCGGCTGTCTTTGTCAAACCAGCAGCCTCAACGGTGTACTTAACACCGGTAGCCTTCTGAATGGCATCGTAAACTCTATTCACAATAGCGAGAATAGCACGGTTGCGAATATCAGTCTTAACAAGTGCAAGACCCTCGTTTTCCTTGCTCATATCGCCAAGGGCAACTCTACGGTAGTCAACAGCATAACCACCAGAAACGGTGAATGTGCCAACAGGGTAGGTCTCCTTAACAGTCTGGGGGAACACAACGTCGCCACCGGCAGCCTGTTCACGAGAGAACTCGCCTACGTGCTTGTAAACTTCACGCTCAATAGTCTCATCGTAGCCTACGTGCTTGTAAGAACCGAAGATACCAAGCAATTTGATTTCTTCCATAATAGGAGTCTCGATAACGAAACGTCTCAAAGTATTCAATTCTGCAACAGCAGTAAAGTCGCCACTTTCAGCACGTGCGCCAAGACCCTTAATATACTCAACTGCTTGGTCAGCAGTCTTACCAAACTTTGAAAGTTCCTGACCATTAACCATAGCAGCGAAAACTTCTACAACAGGGGAAGTCTTTCTGAACTTATTGCCAAAAACATCAGCATCTTTACGAATATTGTTAAGTTCATATGTAGTATTCATATCTATATTCATCCTTTCATAAAGTTAATTAGGCTACACAGACTCTTGCCTTAATAGCCTTTTCAGTGAGAGTACACTTATCGGTGACAACGAAGTACACGCCAGAAGCGGGTGCTTCGCCAACAGCCAACTTGCCGTCATCGCCAACCACTAAAACAGTGTCCTTGGCAGAATATGTAGCATACTCACCGGTCACGTGCTTGCCATCAATGACAAGTTTCTGACCATCGAAAGCCTTAACAAGAAAACCATTAAGGTACTCGCCAGCCTTGATAACAACATCCTCACGATAAGAGTCATCACCCCTTAAAGTGTTTGCGATAAGATAAACATTATCTTCGTGTGTAATGAACTGATAGTTTGTCACATCATTTTCAGAAGTAACAACGGGATTTACTTTCGCCACATCAATCATACCGATAGTCTCTAATTTAATCATAATATGTAATCGTCCTTTCTATTTATTAGTTAAAGATGTCAACGGCTGCATCATCAGTCTTTGATTCAACAGCACCAAAAATATCTTCAATAGAAGCACTCTGTTTAGCGGCATTCTGCTCTGCTACAACAGCATCTTCTTTTGCTTTTCTACCGATACCTTCCCAAATCTTATTCACAACGGAATTGATTTCGGACTCAACAGGATTAGCATTAAAGGCTTCAATTTCAGCCTTTGCGTATTCCTTTTCTGCATCAGTGAAAGCGGCAATAGCAGCATTCAACTCGCCAACACGCTCCTTGGCTTTTGCCTTGCCAAGTTCCTCACGAAGAACTTTCATTTCTTCCCACAACTGGTCAAGTTCCTTGCATTTTTCATCACGCTCTTTGATACACTCATCAAGAGCCTCCTGAATTTTTTCAGAATTAGCAATAGCCTCGTTCTTTTCAGCAGTTACAGTCTCAATGGTTGCATTAAGTTCTGAAATCTGTCTGTCACAATCTGCTTTGCACTGATTGATTTCAGATGTATGATTAGTCATTGTAGCAACTGTCTGCTCAACGAGAGCCTTGATTTCTACATCAGTCATTGTATGTATATCCTCCTTTTGGATTTTATTTAATTCAACTAATTTTGCTTGCTTGTCGGCAGGTGCTACTCCTAATAATGCGAATCCGCTATAAACAAATTCGGTAGGAATACGACCTTTATCAACATATCCACCGAGATATTTAATTCCAGCGTTTTCTCCTTTTTTCATTATCTCAACACTGCCGTTAGGGAAAATACCATTAGCAATATCTTCATCAAGTTTTACACAGAAATTATGGTAACAAGAACTATCTATTGTTCCAATGCCGATACAGGCTGTAATCGTTTCGCCATTTTCATTGGTGATTTCTTCAATATAACCATCTTCAAATGTACCTACTACAACCGCATTTTCAAATATAGGTTCTCCATCAATAATGTCTGTTTCGCCGTGACCGCATAATTCGGTTCTTTCTTCATCAAGAAATTCACAACGCAAACTCATTCCTTTGATACTTTCAAGTGCTTCTTCACAGTATTTCTTAATCCAGCAGATGCCATTGTCGTTTGTTTGACTTCCAGTTCCAGTTGATTCATCAATAGTCGAATCGGGATAAATTTCGTGAAGAATTACTTTAAATTTTCTACGACCATTTTTCTGTATTTTGCGAGAAATCTCAAAAGTTTTCATAGTTTTACACCACCCTTCCATACAAAATTTATATATAAAAATAGATTGCCAAAAGGCAATCTACTCTTAACATTATAAAACGCAACCTATTTTGGTTGCTTTTTTAAAACGCAACCTCTAATGGTTGCTATTTCTTATCGCTCGGACTCGGCAAAGAATTCCCATTATTTTTCCTTGTTTGTTCCGTGCTTGCACTTGGATTGTCTGTCTCTGGTCTACCTGCTTCTTTGTCGTCGCCAGATAAGGTGAAACTTGTTTGATGTGGCTTGTACTTCTCATATATACCATTTTCAATTTCATCGTCAAGAAGTGCAAAAAATGCCTCTGGGTCGATGCCACAAGAAGCCACCCACAGTGACAGGCTGCCACAACCTTGCAAATAAAGGTCTTTTGCATATCCGACCATATTCTTTTTGTTTACATATGTAATTTTAAGATATTTACATTCAACCCAATTTTTCTTATCGTTTATGATATTGGCAGAAATACATTTATTTAATTCAGCCGAAATTTGACCTATCCACATAAATAGTTGTGAAGTCAATAATTCAAGGTTGTTCTCCTGTGAAGAATAACTTCCAGATGAAGAACCATTTAATAAAGAACTTGCAATACCCATTCCTAACGCAATCTTATCACCAAGTTTAGACTCATATTTTTCATCAAAAATATTGGTATTGCCAATTTCTAATGTACTTAATTTTGTTCCAGCAGAAACGGTAAAGAATGATGTGCCGCCACGATTGTTTTTACGTAAAACGCCATCCTTAACGGCATTATGCTGTTGCTCTTGTTGTTTCTTTGTAAGAGAGCAAGTACCTTTATCTTTGCCTTCAGGAAGAACCTGATAAACTACTCTGTTGTTAATCTCATCCAAGATATTTCTTTTGGTAGACAAGAAATAATCCTCATACAAAATATCGTTTATTGCTGCAAGAACAAGTGGTCTGCCGTATTTTTCTTCTCTTTTTGAACGAATTTTATGAACAATGGTCTTGTTATTATCTAAAATAACCCAATTACCACCGTTAAATTTACCATCTTGATTTTTTCTTCCATTGTAAGCATCACGGATTTCTTTTGGAAATTTCTTTAATTTTTGCTCTGTTTTTTCACCGGTAGATAAGTCAAAATAATCGAGGTTAAAAGCAATTACATATGAATTGTTTTTAATTCCTACAATTTTTGTGTAATCGGCTGGTAGAGAGATGATACTTGCGTTAATACCGAGTTCGTTGATTTCAACAATACTATCTACGTCATAGTCTGACAGCATTTTTTCCAAGAAATTAGGTCTGCCGGTTGTTTCAAAATAGTAAAAAGCAATACCCTCGACCATACCTCTCCACAAAGCATCTCTAATAATTTCTTGGTCTTTAATAGTTCTTAATGTTGACTCCATCAACTCTTTATTCTTTTTTCTCTTTTTAAGATTATTTCCGTGAGGAACAATAACCCTATCGAGAGTTGGAATTGCAGTCATATAGTCAACAGTATTTGTATATGTACCATTCGTGCTATATAAAATAAGAGACAACTCACGCAAAAGTTGATTATTTCCCATAGGGTCTTTAACCAAATTTACAAGTTGCTCTCTTGTATATAAGTCAAATACATTAAACCCAAAATAAAAATTGGATTTTTCTTGCTGACTATAAAAAGATGAAAATTCATTTGTAGGAGTTTGGGTGGACTGCCTACTATTGTTTTCATAACTTTTGTTATAATTGGATTTCTTTTTCTTATAATTATTATTCTGTGTTTTTTCAGGCATATCTAACCCTCCTCTCTAATTTATAAATACTCCAAACTCATAATCTTCGTTTTGCGAAGCCAAATCTTTCTCTAATTGAGAAGCAAACCAAGAGCCATAAGAAACAGAAGTGTATCTGTCTTTACGATTACTCGATTGTTCTCTAATAACGAGTACACCGGTTTGTTCTTTCTTTTCACAAAGCAATGCAGTGGTTTCACTAATCAATGCCTGTGTTTCCAAATATGGGGACTCATAGAAAAACTGTGTTTCACCATCAGGAGTATTCATATATTCTTTTATATTAGGTAAGATTTCTTCCTGCGCCTTATCAAATGTAACAGGAAAATCAATCTTTTTGGTTTCCAAAACACGCCTAAAATCCAAAGCAATGTCACTATTTAATTTCTGTGTTGCATTAACTGCATAAATACAGGGGATAGCACCCTCAATTCTAATACGGTTTTTAAGACCATCATCATTCATACAGGTGAGAGGGGAATATTCAACGCCTCTTGCTTCGTCATACATTATGTTTGCAAGAAGGTCAAATACTGCAATACCAGAGTTTCGTGTATCAAGAACAATGTAATCCGCTCCAAAATCCTCAAATAACTGACGAATACGAATAGCCTGTTTTGTAACATCACCGCCTTGAATTGATTCAATATATGAAACAATTCTTCTATATCCATTATCAATAACAAGGTCAGATGTTGACTCTCTGTTATATGTGGTGCATTCAGGCAATAATCTCATACAGGTAAAGATGGAATTATCGTTAGCCTTATTTGTTACAAACGCCATATCGCAAGAAACTATTCTAATTTCATTTTTTTGTTTAGGAATGTCATATGGATTCTTTCGTCCCAACTTAAAATCATAAAGAGTTCTTGGATAAAACGGATGAATAACTCTTTGATTTTGTTGTAACATTGAATATGTAAAAAACGCAGATTGATTTTCTTTCAACCTGCTGTTTAAAAACTCTAATTGCCAAGTTATAGGGTCTTGTTTTCTTTTTTCGCCTATAAGTTGCTTCATAGATTTAATATTATGTTTTAAAACTACCGCCTCATCAAAGGCAAGCAAACAAGCCGGTTTGCCCTCCAGCATTTGATTATAGGCGTTGTCTGTAATTTTCCACATCCAGTTTCCGTTATCAAACCAACTCGAAGATATGTAAATGTCAACCGGTTCTTCTTTTAGACCGGGGATATTTGCGTAATATGGATTTGACATATATGGAGACTGTCTTAAAATCTGGCAAGGAGATAAAACACTGTCGTCAATAAATTTATCAATTTGTCTAAATTCTTCTCTAACAATGCAGTTTGAACGATTACCACGAGCGTTGTCATTAGCAACAACTACCGTAATTTTACTTCTGTTTTTAAACTGAACAATAGTCTTATTTTGTGCATCTCTGATGCTCTCAACTTCTCTTGCAAGCATAGGAGACCACACCATAAGTTCGTTTTTGATTTTTTCTGTAACAATAAGTTCGCTTTGTCCTTTTGTTGCACTTGAAAGAAGAATTTTTGTGCCGGGGTATAAAATACATCTAATACAAGCATACAATGCTATAATAAATGACTTTGCAGCCGCACGACACGCAACAATTACAATCATATTATTAACGCCCATTTGGTAGAGCGTTAAAGCCTGATATTCATAAAGAGAGAGACCTAAATAATCTATTGCAAAACGATGAAAGTTTCGCCTAAAAAATGTATTCCATAATAAAAAATGGTCACAGTTTTTCTCGTTACTCAAAAAGTGTGTAGATGGGAAATTCTTATACAACTCTCGTTGAAATTTATCCGCATCAGAATTATGCTTGACCTTATCCATCGCTTTCATCATCCTCCTCGTGAACATAGAACTCAAAGTCTCTATCCTGTGTTCCAAGTTGAAGATTTCTTAAAGGACGAATAGCCATTCTCTCATAGTATTCTCCAAGCCCATCGTGGTCTCTATATCTATCCTTGTTTTTGTAATATTCTTCTGGGGTATATTGAGAAACAATTCCCACAAATGTACTCCAACAATCGTCGGCTGTTTTCATATCTTCTTGTGTTGTTTTCAAACCAGCCTGTTTAAAAGATTTTCTGTACGATTCAGTAAGTTTGTTATAATCATCAACTCTGCTTTCTCGTAATGCCTTCATTTTCTGCATTTCGGTATAGCATAGGTCTTTAATGAAAATTTCTTGGTTGCTATCGCAATTAGGATTTGCGGTTTTTAGATACTTGTAATGTTGATTTAGGATTTCATAATCTGTACTTTCAAATCCAAAGCCCCATTTCGCAATATCCTTTTCGCTAATCTGTGGCTCATCCTCAACTAATTCTTTTGAGCCATCATTAGTAACTGGTTGTACTTTTTCGTTCTGTTTATAGAAAGAAAAATTAAATCCATTTTCTAATGAATTTTCAAAAGTTTTCCCTTTATATTGAACCATATTTATTTTTCTAAAATAGTTTCCTAATACCGTGTTGTCATCTGCGATATCACACTTGTCAAACAAATCTTCATCAAAATAAATATCAAAGAGCATACACATTCTTTTCATTGCTTTCTTGCTGTTTTGGTAAACAGATAAGAAATAGCCAAACTTCCTGCTAAAACAATCTTTACAAATTGGGAGCAAATTTTCTTTATAAACATCACTATAAGATTTAAAAAAGTGTGATTTGCTTAATGATTCTCCACAATGGCAGCAAACACACTTGCTATCTTTATTTGGCATATTTGCCACCTCCGTATCAACTATTTTTTGAAATTGCAACTAAAAATGGGCTACTCCCAAAGCAGCCCATCCGATACGATTTTTTTAATTGTCACCTAAATGATTAAAAATGTAATCAATTAGACCTAATGTTCCGGCAATAGTCTCGGAAGTCTCTCTGCGAGGACAATTTGAACAATCTCCGCAGCAGTCTCCACATTCATCTTCGTCATCATAATTCTCAATGACGATTTCATATTTATTGCCGTATGTATTTTGAAGTGCAAGTTTTGAACTCACATCGCCGCCATACAACGCAATGTCAGATTCAATGGCTAAATAGCCCTCGGCGGTCTTATCTGTCTGCAACTGGTAAGCAGGTGTAACATCAAGGACTAAATCGGTATCAAGGGTAATATAAAACTCCTTATCATATCCGTGATAATCCTCATTTTCAATGCTAATACTGCCAACTGTTACATCATCATATAGCATAAGCCACTTGATAAGTTTAATGGCATCGTCGCATAGCAACACGGCAGTCACTACCTGCGATTCTTCACTTGCGAGTTCATACATATGATTGCCTAACTCGGCAAAATCATCAAATTTTCGTCTTTCCATATGAACCCTCACTTTCCGTTAATAATTTCTTTGATTTCTTTGCTGATTTTAAATTTTACCAACTTAACTGGAGGGAATAGTTCAATTTTGTTTGTGTGAAGATTTTTGGCTTTTCTTTCACCACGCTCAACAACTTCCGCACTTAAAAATCCTCTCCAAATTATTCTTTTGTTTTTTAGGAACGAATCTATAAAAATATCAACGAGATTATCACAAAATTCGGTGGCTTGCTTAATACTATCTTCTGAAGGATTATCCTCATTTCCACTAATTCTACCCGCTAATAATTTAATAATTTCCGTTCTACTTACTGTTTCAATTTTACTCATTTCTTCTCATATCTCCCAATTATTTATTCTAACTCAATAGGATAACAGGCGTTTACTCCGTCTGAATCTACAACACACACCATTTGAGAGGGTGCGCCACACAATCTCTTTGAAATTGTGTAATCATCAGCCGTTCCGCTAAAACTACCACTTCTGATAATCTTAACTCCGGCAATATTATCATAGGAGCAACGATGCAAGTGACCAAATAAGATAGCGTGTGGCTTAAATCCAAGCATCATAACAAGTTTTGAAACGCCCTTTTCGCTATAACTATCATAGTCTCCGTGAACAAGCAGATATTTCTGACCTCTAATATCACAGTTTCCTATTGTGGCATCGTAATTGTCATCATCAATAAATTTCACATTATCTAAATGTGATAATTTTGCTTTCATATACCAAGGAATGAGGTTATCCAGTCGATTTCCTCTTAACACTTGGTCTTTAAAAGAAGTTCTTGAATGGTTTCCGGCAACTCCATTAACATAAACATTCTTAAAATGTTTACTCATTTCATACACAAAAGCAGAAATCAGTTCTGCGCTCTTTTGAATTTGTTCCGTAACATTCTCACGATTTTCGAGTTGTGTTGTAAAGTGAATTTCACCATTCAAAATGTCTCCGAGAAGAACAATATAAAGATTCTCGGACTCGTGTAAATTTCTGATTTTGATAATTCGTTTTGCATATTGCTGTAAGCGGTCAGCCGCAACATCAGAATTGTATTCACCAAAACGATTTTTTACATTCTGTCCTAAATGGAAGTCGGACAACATTGCAATCATATCATTATCAGAGCATTCAATATCATTGGGTACTGGTTTAAAAACAAGTTGACCGTTTTCTTTAATCAGCCTTTCAAGATTTTCCAAATCTTCTTTTGTTCGAGCCATTTCACGCAATGTTTTATTCAAAGCAGTTCTTTCATCGAACAATCTTTGTTTTTCCATTCTTACTTCTTGTTTTTCGGCACGTACCTCTGCCAAGTATGTATCATCACTGTTAGATGCTTTCTTCGACTTGAAATATTCAGATACAAAAGCACCACCAAAAATAGTTTGGGTCGCCTTTCGCAGTGTGTCAAAGTGAATATCGAGACCATATTTATCTATGATTTCAGACCAGTCCATATCGAGGGTTCGATTGGCTTTCTGGTAAGCATCTGACAAACACGATTCATACTGTTCCGGCGTTAAACCGTACTCTCGAATCTTTTCTTCCAAATCAGTCATTGTCACCCATCCTTAAATGATTTTTTGTGTTTGTTCAGGTTTGATATGTAAAGCAAGCACAAATAGGCGTGTTAAAAAAATTAACACACCGATTTTGCATATTATTTTTTAAAAAAGTTTTTGGAAACATTTATTTGCTCAATCGCTTTGCGATGTCTACATATTTATCCTCGATGTATCTCTTATTTCTTGTACGATAGAATCCGACAACATTGCCGAACTTATCTACATAACCTCTGCCGGAATTGCGAATAATTTTCTTCTTTTCAAGCAACTCGACAGCCTCTTTTTTGATTTCTTTCAAATGGATAAACCACCTTTTCTTTTAGTTTTTATATATTAAGCCTTTCGGCTTGTGAATTATGGAGCTGGTGACAGGAATCGAACCTGCAACCTACTGATTACAAGTCAGTTGCGCTGCCAGTTGCGCCACACCAGCATATTGGCTCTTGCGGTAGGACTCGAACCTACGACTCCTTGATTAACAGTCAAGTGTTCTACCGGCTGAACTACGCAAGAATATCTATTTGGTTGCGGGAGTGGGACTTGAACCCACGACCTTCTGCTTATGAGGCAGACGAGATAACCGACTTCTCCATCCCGCAGTATTTATTGGTGAGCAGTCAATTTAATTGACCGCACACCATTTATAATTTGCAACAGTTTTTCTTTTTCCTTTACATACATCTGCAATATGGCTGGATAGCCCAGATAATCCGCATTTGCTTAAACCATTGTCAATTAAGTAAATTGCGGCATCTTTGTAACTTGAAAAAGATTTTAATGGCTCGTCCGTTAATCTATCAATCATTAAGACGGCAACACCATTTGTATAATGAGGTATAACATCAACATTTTTTTCGTGCAAAATATTCATCACACTAAAATAGTTTACATTCATTATTTCCGACACGGTTTTGATGTTTTTATACTTTTCATATAAATCTATGACAAGTTTTCTGTCTATATATGGTTTTCCGTCTCCACCAATCGTAGCGTTATATCCGTTTTTGTAAGAACCATAAGATTCAATCCAATATTTTTCTCTTTCGGACAAAATGCTTTCGTCGCATTCCTCAACTTGTTCAATACAAAAGTTATCTATACCATATTTTTTCATTGCTAAATATAAAGGTCGTTTTTCATTTCTTTCCTTTGAAAACTCTAAACTATGTTCTTTCCATCTTTTTTCTACGCTGAACATAGTTTTGCCTATGTAAACTTTTCCGTTAATTTTGTTAGTGATTTTATAAATGTATGGCATACCTAAATACCTCCTTTTTATAATTCATTGGTGATGCAAGAGGGACTCGAACCCTCAAATTCCAGCGTGAAAGGCTGGTGACTATAACCAGTTTGTCTACTGCACCAGATATTTGCCAAGTGGATTCTATCTCTTGTCGGACTTTCACCGTTTGGACTTTTTACGGAAATCGCTGTAACTAAAATCTTCTATTATTTTCTTTTAAATCAGTTTTGTGTGAGAAGGAAGTTACAACATAGCCGTAAGCATTTTGCGGGAAATTGAAAATCACTTTTGTATAATCCGATAACACAACTGCCGTTAGGCGTTCTGAAATCGGATTGCATTATTTGATAATTTTAAGAAGTAGAAGGATGATTTTCGTCAGCCGCATAAATTTGTTTCCTCAAAAGAGGGGGTACACCGGCACAACTATTGCCGTACCGGTGCAATCAAGAAAAGAGAAAGATAAAGAAATGAGAGAGTGAAGGTATATTTCCCTTCA